GGATATGCGCTCTTGGCCTGTTGTACAACACCATAATTGCCAACATCCTTGGTATTTGGTTCGTAGTGCCAGAAGTAGATACAACGCTGCTTGTGCCTGTTATGATGGGGATGTTGGGCTTGGGCGCTATGCGCTCCTACGAAAAGGTTAACTCTGTCGCACGGGAGAAGTAATGGGCGAGCTAATTGAAATGGTTAAGCGTCATGAAGGCGTCAAATCCCATGTTTACAAATGTACTCAGGGCTTTGAAACCATAGGCGTAGGCCGAAATATATCCGAGTCTGGGCTGGGCTTGTCGCAAGATGAGATTGACTACTTGTTACATAACGACTTAGAGCGTTGTCACCAAGAATTGCAAGATGCGTATTACTGGTACGGAGGGCTGAACAAAGCTAGACGAGATGCTATGGTCGATATGTGCTTCAATCTAGGTATTACGCGGCTGCGAGGGTTTGTTAATGCGCTAGAAGCCATGTCCCGTGAGCAGTTTGATATTGCTGCGGATGAGTTTATGGATAGCCTTTGGGCCAAACAAGTAGGTCGAAGAGCCGAAGAAGTTACTGAAATGATAAGGACTGGGGAGTATCGCTAATGCCTTTGCAGAAGTTTATCTTCAATCCAGGAATCAACAAAGAAGGCACCGACTATTCAGCGGAGGGCGGCTGGTTTGACGCTAATCTAGTACGGTTTCGTCAGGGGCTTCCAGAAAAGATTGGCGGCTGGGTAAAGTATATTCAGTCTTCTTTTACAGGGACAGGTAGAAAGTTACATGGCTGGGTAGCTTTAGACGGTACTAAAATCCTAGGCATAGGAACAACGTCTAAATTGTATTGGCAGGAGGGCGCGGCGTACAACGACATTACTCCTCTTCGAGAAACTACCGCTGCAGGAGACGTTACTTTTTCTGCAACTAATGGTTCTTCTACTATTACAGTTACTGATACAGCTAACGGTGTGGTTTTGAATGATTTTGTTACGTTTTCCGGAGCAGCTTCGTTAGGCGGCAATATTACAGCAGCTGTTTTAAACCAAGAGTATCAAGTCGCTTCTGTAGTAAACACTAATTCTTATACGATAGCAGCTAAGGATACTTCTGGAGCTACGGTAACGGCGAATGCTTCAGATACTGGTAACGGCGGATCGTCCACAGTAGGCGCGTACCAAATTAACGTCGGCTTAGATGTTTTTGTAGCCGGTGCTGGCTACGGTGTTAGTACATGGGGTAGCGGTTCTTGGGGTTCAAGTAGCTCACTATCGTCTACCAATCAGCTACGTTTGTGGTCAATGGATAATTTTGGTGAAGACCTAATTTCCAATGTGCGAGCAGGCGGTGTTTTTTACTGGGATTTTTCTACCTCTTCTCAGCGAGCTAAAGCTCTTAAAGACATCGTAGGAGCTAATCTTGCACCTACAGTTGGACTACAAGTTTTAGTTTCTGATGTTGATAGACATGTTGTTTTATTAGGTGCAGACCCAATAGAAAACGGCAGTAGGTCTGAGGTAATAGATCCGCTACTTATTGCATTTTCAGATCAAGAAAACCCATTTGATTGGGAGCCACGCGCTACAAATACTGCGGGTTCGTTACGATGTTCAGCAGGCTCAGAGATTATCGGTGGGTTACGAGCTAGACAAGAAACGCTCGTATGGACTGACGTAGCAATGTATAGCTTACAGTTTATTGGCCCTCCAAATACGTTTGGTCTTACTCTTATTAACGAAGGCGTAAGTTTGATGAGTCCGAATGCTGCGGTAAACACTCCTAACGGTGTTTTTTGGATGGATAAGAAAGGCTTTTATACTTACAACGGAGCTGTACAACCCGCACCGTGTAGTGTCCATTCTTATGTGTTTGACAATTTAAACGTCGGTCAAGCCTTCCAAGTATTTGGATTCGTAAATAAGCAGTTTGACGAGGTTGGTTGGTTTTATTGTTCTGGAACTAGCACTGAGCCAGATAGCTATGTTAGTTACAACTACATCGAACAATCATGGTCTATTGGACAGCTTTCTCGTACCGCATGGTTAGACGAAGGAATCGAGTCTTTTCCTCGGGCTACTGGTAAATATAGCTCTACTTCTTACGTTTATTCCCACGAATCAGGGAACGATGATGACGAGGTTCCTATGGATAACGTCTTCATTGAAAGTGCTGATTTCGATATTGGGGAAGGAGACCAGTTCCAATTTATTCGTAGATGTATCCCAGACGTTAAGTTTACGGGTAATTCCGGCAGTACGCAGGCGATTAACTTCGTGTTAAAGGCTCGTAATTATCCTGGAGATTCCCTTACGACGGATATAACGTCTTCCTTTACCGGAAGTACGACTAAAATAGATACCCGCGCTAGGGGCCGACAAGCGGCGGTACGCTTCGAATCTGACGATAACGGAGAAATGGGAGATCGTTTAGGAGTAGGATTTATAATTGGTGCAACTCGTTTAGAAATACAGCCTAACGGTAGACGGTAATGGCTAGAATTCTTAACGGAAGATTGCCTGTTGTTAACCAAGATCCGGTAGATAGTGGAGCTTTTAACAGGGCTATGCGGGTGTTGGAGCTTGGTTTAGGGTCATTCGATCCTACAGCAACTCCTCAGTACACAAGCTCTAACAGGGACGAGTTAAGTTTTGCGGTAGGCGATATTATTTGGAATACTACAGAAGAGGTTCTTCAAGTATATTTGGGCAATTCTTGGCAGAACATATCTACGCCAAGTACCTCTGGACTGAGCGCAACAGGGAGTGTTGGTACGGTTCAGGTGGTTACTAACGGCAACATTACGGTAGCGGTGGCTTAATGGCTAGTATTTACAACGATGACCAACGTCAATCTTTAATAAATTCGATGACTAATCCTGAATCTAATGCTACTAAATTTGTAGAGCAAGGCGAAGATATTGGAATGCCTCGCGACGTTACGATGGATATTCTCAACCGTTACGCAACTTACGGCGCGAATACGGGAATCGGGAATCTTGGCGGTGAACGACTAGTTAATACGCTTAACGACGAATACCGTAAGCGTGTCGACGCGCCTTTACAACAAACGACAGGTAGAGCAATTACGGGTGACGCCGTTGCTCGAATAGCTGAACAAATAGCTGAACAACAACGAATAGCAGACGCACTGGCTCAAAGCCAACAAATGATGGACGCGATGCCAGATTTATCTGCAACAGCCACTCCGGAAATGCAGGCTGCGTTAGACGATGCACTACAAAACCCTACCCAAACAGATAACACTACACTAGGTGCTACAGAACAAGCAATACAAGACGCCGTTGATGATCCCTCGAAAACAGTAGGTCAAGTAAACTCTCCAGTTACAATAGATGGGGAAAAACCTTCTCGTTTAGAAAAGTTCCAAAAGTATTTAGATGAAAACCCATTAGTTGCTAAACAGCTTATGTCTTCGGGGCAAGATATTGGTAAAGTTCTTGGCCAAGCTCTCGGAGGCGGCGGTAAACGTGAAAGTAAAACCCCTATTCGCGCTCCGCGTCCTAGGTTTCAGCCAGGAGCCATCCGCAGCCAACGTATCGGTATGGAAGATGGTGGTAGTGTACTAGGCCGTAAATTGTTTTTAGATGGCGGTGAAATTGACGGGCCTGGAGGCCCAAAAGAAGATTTAGTACCGATATGGGCAAGCGATAAAGAATACGTTGTTTCCCATCAAGGCGTAAAAAATATGGGCGGTGGTGATTTCGATAAAGGAATCGCGGCTCTTGATAAAATTAACTTTGGTAAATAATTATGGCTGAAAACGATCAAGCGTATAGTTATCAGGCTCCCGATCAAAATATCTATAACCTCCTTATGGGGTCAGGGAATCGTTTTGGTCTTATGCCTCAAGTTGAGGCGTACTACCGTAGCCAATTTGAAAATTTAGGTGGAGCGGATACTAACCCGTTTACTTATACGGGGGATCGTATTGCAGAATTTTCTCCTAGAGAAGAATATGCAATGGAACTTGCTGATCAAGGTATCGGTGCATACGCCCCGTATCTTTCTCGCGCTAAAGGATTAACCGAAGAAGCCTTAGCTACGATGGCAGGCGGTAGCGCAGAAGCTAAAGCCGCACTACTTCGTGCACAACAACAAGGTGAAGACTATACTCGTACCGGATTACGACAAGGAACTGATTTCCTTGGTCGAAGTATAGATAAAACGTCCGAAGCAGAACAAGGACTTATGGGTCGTCTTGGTCAAGCGGAAGGCTCTTTTCGTGGGGCAGAGCGAGAAGGGTTAGATTACGCTTCTGAAGCAGAACGCATCGCTCGCGAAGGTCAAGCAATAACCGATCCTTTTTATAAAGAAGGTATTGCAGGAGTACGACAAGGTCGCGAAGCAGAAATAAGTGGTTTAAGTGCCGCTGACCAAGCTGCCCGTCGAGGAGTATCTGCCCAGAGTCCGTATTTAGAAGAAGCTCTGCAACAAACTCGCGCAAGCACTGCAGGATTTGATCCGTCTTCTGTTTCTTCGTATATGAATCCATATGAAGATGCAGTTGTACAACAGACCATTAAAGATATTCAAAAGGGACAAGCTCAAAGCGATATCGGTAGGCGAGCTAGTGAAATTGGTTCAGGAGCTTTTGGTGGTTCTCGTAGTCGATTAGGGCAAGAAGAATCCGATATAGCCGCGAACCGTGGGATGATGGAAGCTGTTGGCGCATTGCGTAGCCAAGGCTATCAAAGTGCTCGTGACGCTGCGATGGGAGAATTTGGTAGGGCTAGAGCCGCTGAAGCAGGCGCGGCAGGTATGACGGCTGGCTTAGGTGCGCAGACAGGAGGCGCGGAGTCGGGATTAGCCCAGCTACTAGCGGGAACCGCTGGTCAACGGGGTTCAGCTTACCGTGGTTCCGGAGCTGAGATTGCTGGATTAGGCGGGGCGATGGGCGGAAGCCGAGAGCGTCTCGCAGGCACTGTCGGTGCTTTAGGTTCTCAACGGTCTGGTTATCGCTCGGGGCTAGGTACTAACCTGAGTAATATCGGTCAAACTGGTTACGGTGCTAAAATGGGTACGGCAGGTGCATTGTCCGGAGCCGGTTCTGAACTTTACGGTATGGGTACAGGTGCAGGCCGACAGTTTTACGATATGGGAGCAGGAGCTTCGTCGGGATTAGCTGGGTTAGCCGGTGGTTTATCTGGAGCGCAAACGGGCGCTGCTGGCGCTTATCAAGGATTAGCTGGCGCTGAACAAGGGTTCCGTCAAGGCGATGTTAGCTCGGCGATGAATATCGGTGCGATGAATCGCGCTAGAAATCAAGCTGGGTTAGATTTAAATTATCAAAACTTTGTTGGTCAATATAATATGCCCCAACAAATGCTATCTGGTTATGCAAACTTCTTAACTGGCGCTGGCCCGTTAGCTGGGGGTACAGGATATTCTGGAACTAGCCAAGCAACGCCGTTTAGCGGATATGGAACAGCTACAGGAAGTAATTTCTCGTATCCTGCTTACGGAATGGAGGACGGTGGTCGCGTTATACCTCAAGGTAATAAAGGATTAGCGGCGTTATCGCGAAAAGCACCTGAAGTAGTACGCAAGATGGGGTTTACTCCAGCTAAGAAAAACATGGGCGGGATCATTAATTCTCGATTCCCGATGGCATCCCGTAAACTAGGGGCGTAACGTGGCGAATAATTTCGGTTTTAATATCGGCGGCGGTGGCGGGGGTATTGCTAATTTAGTTCAGGCACCTAAAGTTACGCCTGTACGTTCTGTACAGTTTGCCCCTACGCCTAGACGACAAACGCAACGCGACGAAAAAGATCCTAAAAAACAGATCCTTGGTGCGTTGTTAGGCGCATCTTCGCCGTTTTTAGCTGAAGCGGGACTCGCGGGTCTTGCAAAAATCCCAGGTTTGGAAGATAAGATCTTTAAACCCGAACTCGATGTTCGAGATGAGTTTGGAATAAGTTCCCCGACTACCGGAACAATGCTTGCTACAGACCCTTATTCTGCAGAGCAAACAAAACTTCGCCAAAGAGTTGACGCCGCATTACCTTCGACTAGACTCCCTCGTCAAAAAACATTGCTGGGTAAAGGTTTAACAGAATTACTTACTTACGCTCCAGCTGCTGCCCTTGCAGGAGATGAAGACGACGGTTCTGTCGCATCGTATATTGGAGCGGCTCAATCTGGTAAAAAATTAGAAGGCGCGTTAGATGAGCAGCGTCTTAAAGCCTATTTGGATAGAGAAACGAAACGTGGTGAGAAACTTAGCGATATAGGTGATTTTACCCGTAAAGTTTCATATAGCGCAGTATTACAAGACGATGGTACGTTTGCACCTATTAAACGTACTGCTTTAATCTCTCCTGATAAATCTACTCGTTATGTTCTTAGTCAAGGGGACTCTGCAGTTGATTTCGTTATTGGGGAAGATGGTTCACAAGTACCTGTTCCTAAAGGGCAATACTTTATTCGTGAGTCGCTTACTTTAGACGATACAGACCCTGGAAAACCGGAAGATGTAAAATTATTTGACACTAAGAGTGGACAGATCGCCTACGGAACTGTGCAATATACTCAAACTCCTTCAGGTCGCGAAGCTCGTATTTTACTTCGAGATCCTCGTAACCGTCGAGGCGATGACGTACAAACGACAGCTGAATCATTAAGACAAGAGTTTGGTGATAATTGGGTTCCGTATGACCAAGAACTCGCGCAGCTTGATGCTCGTGAAAAAGGTGACCCGCAAGTATTAAAAACATTCGAAGGCCGTTTAGATCGCGAAGTATCTACGTTTGAAGTAGCTAATATCGCGTCTACGATTATTCCTATTGCAATGGAAGCGGAAACAAAACCTGAGCTTTTAACTAACGCTGGCGCACTTCCTGGATTTTTTGACCAAGTTCGTAAAGAAATAAACTCTGTCTATAATATATTTAATGCTTCAGGAAATCCTGTTCGTAATGTAATTTACGATAGTGCTGCAGATCGCCAGTCTGCAGTTAGTATGAGTAACCTTTTATTGGCTGCAAACAACTTTAGTCAAATACAAAGTAACTCTAATGCGACACAGCCAGATGTAGACGCTGCTCGAGATCAATTAGTTTCTGCATTAAAAGTTGTTCAGGCGCGAGCTAAAGAACAAGGGGCTACTGGTTCATTTATTGATATGAATTTAGGAGGAGCAGGGTTCCAAGATCTTATTGAAAAGCGAGGTCTATTAGCTGCGGGTCAATTACGGCTTGCTTACGCTGCAGCAGCAGCAGACGGCCAAACAGGTACTTCTTTATCCGATAGAGACGTTACAAACTTCCTTTCTCAGTTAGGTTTTGGCGACACTAACGCTAAACTTATCGGTAAAAAGATGACTAATTTCGTTGTTAATCGTTTTCAAATGTTCGATGAACGAGAGTTTAGAGATCTGTCTAACAACGCTAGAAGCCACTCAGAAATAGACGTTAGAGAAACTAATGATTATTTAGCAGGCGTGTTCGGAGTAAGTCGTTCTGATTTAAACGCGCTCCGAGATCCTGAACGCTCTCAAGAAGATAAAGAAGATGTTGCTTCTAAAATCCAAGAGCGCATTGCAATGGTTAGTCGAGGTTCAGCTGCACCTGACTTTGTATACGATAGGGAAAACCAACGTATCCGCTATGTTCCGATTTTAGAAAGATTAAAAGGCCGAGAACTTTTATATAACCGTTATATGCAAGATATTTTCCCACATTACGGTATTACTGAAGATCAGATTAACTTGGTTGGCGAAAGCGATATTGACCTTGGGTCAACTGGTCGTAGACCTACTAAGTCTCGTCGCCAAGCCGAACTCAGGATTCGTTAATGAGCACTAATCCAAA